AATACTCGCGCCCGTCTTCCAGACGGAACGGACGAATGGCAGGGCTTGCAGCCTTGGCCATGCGCTTGGCAAGCGAAATCACCGAAGCGGTCAGCTTGTCGTTCGTCGAGTCAACGGCACCCAGACCCGTGGCATGTATTGCGTTGTAGTTCGACAGGGCCGACCCGTAGAGGATACGGTCCTGATTGGCACCCGACCACGTATTGAAGTTCGCAGTCGTCGCGCCCGTCACCACGACGTTGCCGTCGCTGTCCACGATATCCGTCGCCGGAACCGAAGACGTGGTGACCGTCGGGCCTGCCATGTACTTAATCATGTCAGCCCGCAGCGTGTCCGAAGACCACAGCTTGAGCATGTCACGACCGGCATTCAGCAGGTCGATTTCGGTCTTGTACTGCGTGGACTTCGGCACCTTGACGGCGTTACGAATCCAGTCGACCGAAACAGCGCAGTTGTAGTTGCCGAGCTGCTCTTCCTTGCCGTCGAGAACGCCCGAACCACGCACACCCGCCGCAGTGAGTTTCGTCACCAGCGGGATGTTGATGGTCTTGCCGTTTTCGGAAGCAAGTTCGTACTTGGTCATGATGATGGAAGACGACTTGCGGCCCATGTAGGGCAGGAAGCCGGACTCGCGGACATATTCCGCAAGGTAGTCGCTCGACCACTTTTGCTTTTCCAAAGCGGACGAAAGAAGTGTCTCTGCCATGGCAGATGTTCCTTATGAACGGAACACCGCGTTAAACGCCTCCCCCGGCCCGATGGGCACGTTGGGGCCTTTGCCGCCCGCACTGGGTGCAGACGCTAAGGACGGTCGTGGTAGCGGTGTCGATTGCGGGGACGGTGCAGATGTCCCGGCGTTCACCGCTTGTGTCTGGGGTTTGACATAGCCATTTGCTTCGGCCCATTTCTGTGCCCAGGCTTCAGGGTCGTCATCGCCAATCTTCGACAAGCGCATGGAACGCTGGTGCTGCTGCACCACGAAGTCATAAGGGTCGACCTGACGTTGGACGGTGGCCCAGAGATGCGGATTGGACTGCAGTTCTCCTGCAAGCCATTCTTCCGCAGCCTTGACCTTTTCAGCCCCATGCTGGCGCGAGGCCGTGGCATGGCTAATGGACGTGATAATCTCCCAGCGGTCCCTGGCCCGTTGCGTTTCCAGTTGGCGATTGAAGCCGTCCGGGTCTGCAATGGGGTCAATCAACTGCTGAGGCTTTTCAGCCGCTTCTACCTTTCGGCGATACTCGTCGAGTTCGCGCTCAAGGCGTTGGCGCTTTTCGCGTTCGTCCAGAACAGCGGCCATTGGTATGTATCCGGGCGGTGGCTGTACGGGCGCACCAGCCGGCTGAACCGGGGCTGTGGTCTGGCTTTCCAGAGCGGGCGCTGGGGGCGGCGGCTCAGGGTTGGCAGGCGGCGCGGAATTGGCTTCCGGCGCGGGCTGCGTGTCTTCTTTCGGCGCGAAACGTCCTTGCTCGTCCCGTAAGAACGAGAGCTTGTCGTCTGTCATGTTTTCCCTTGGGTGTACGCCCGGTTAGCCCCGGCGGCAGGCAAGTCAACGCCCCTTGAATGCGTGGGCGGCACGCATGGCCGTTGCTAGTGCAGCAACAGCAATTCGTCGTCTTCGTCTTCGTCCGCTTCGCGTGCCAGGCGCACACGTTCACGAACGAGCCGATAGAATTCGTTGATTTCGTCCAATGCCTGCACCAATGCGGCGCGGGCGTCGGTATCAAGGCCGGTCGGCGCAAGGGCCAGCACTTCGCGTGCGGCCTGCTTCGCCTCTTCAGCCTGTTCGATAATCTCCGGCGGGGCGTCTTCAAGGTCGCGCCCCAGAATGTCCGCCATGAACTGGCGAACGTCTTCAATCTTGTCCCGCCGCTTGTTCCGGCGTTTGTAGGCGTAAGGGTCGAAGCCCCCCTTTGAGCCGCCTTCGTCGACCGGCGTGCCCGACAGCGTGCCCGTGGCCGATAGCGTCAACAGCCCAAGCGTGGCCGACAGGCTTCCCGATAGCCCGCCGCCCGATACCGTGCAGTCTGACACAAGGGTCAGCGTGCCCAAGGTCTTTGACAGCGTGCCGGTCAGGCCCGCCGCCAAGGTGCCCGAGGCGGACAGCGTGGCCGTGCCCAGCGTGGCCGTCAGCGTGCCCGTCAGGCCATCGGCCAGCGTGCCGGAACCTGAAAGCGTCACCGCCCCCAAGGTCTTCGACAGCGAGCCGTTGATATCGCTTCCCGCTGCCTGCGGTCCAAGCAGCGTGAGAAGCGTCATGGAAGCCTAGCCTTCAGACGAGCGTCAGAAGCTGGTTGAGCGTGGCCTGCGTGTCGTCAATACGGTTGTCGATGTCCGTGATTTGCTCCACGTCGCCGAGCGACACAGCCGAGGTGCGAAGCTGCGTGAGGTGCGCAAGCCGCGACCGGCAGAGGTCAATTAACTGTTGCACGCTCATGTCAAATCACCATCTGCCGAAGCATGACGTTAGACGTGTTCAGCACCATGTAGATGTAGTCGATTTCCGTGGCCCCGTCCTTGTAGGTCACGTCAAATGCCGTGTCGCCCAGAACCGCAGCGCCGTTGGGGTAGAGCATGGTGGTCCAACCATCCATGGACTGCTGCGCCACGTCATACCTGAACCAGCGGCCCGTCGCGTCCTTGTGCAGGTAAATCGCGTCCTTGCAGTACGCATATTTGGTCCCGGTCGTGAATGTTTCAGTCGCCGGGGCATAGGTAATCGCAGCCCATGTGTTCCCGGCAATGTCATAGCGGTCGAGGGCCGCTGCCGCGCCGCCACGGAATGAATAGATATAGCGCCCGTTCAGGATGGCGTTTTCAGTGTTCCAATCCGTGGCCGATACAGAATGCACCCAACTTCCCCCCGCCGAGAGGCCAGGCGCTGCTGCACGGGCAGCAATGGGTGACAGCGTAGACCATGTATTGCCCGATATAGAATATCGGTACATGGTCACCGCCGCATTGCCCATGAGATAGAGAAAGTCGTCATTGCCTTCGAGGCTGTACTGGCTTGTCGCGTCCGGCGTCGTCGTCCACGCACTGCCCACGGTCAGCACGGTTCCGGTATTTGACGCCACCGTGCGTATTTGGCCCGCACCCGTTCCCGCCGTTATGCGAAGCTGTGAGTTCGTCCACTGGTTCGTCGTCCACGCCTTCGCCGAATTGGTCAGCGTTGTTGAGGCACCCGCCGTGGCCGTTCCTGTCGCAAAGGACTTGAACCCGCTGTCAATCCATGCCGGTGTGGACACAAGCCTTCCGTCCGTGCCGAAGGACGCGGGCAGGCCCGTGTTGGCCAGTGTCACCCATGAATTGGTGGCGAAGTCGTAGCGCCTGAATGAGCCCGCCGCGAGCGTACCAGCGCCGAAGACAAACCAGGTTGGCGTCTTGAGCCTGTACTGGCTGGTCGCGTCAAAAGCCACCGCCTCCGCGCTGTCAAACGTAATGACGGCATTAGTGCCAATCGTATTGCTGGCAATGGTCTTGAGTTTGCCCGCATTGGTCCCACCGACGAAGAACACACTATAACCGCGAAGGTCGCGTGCAATGGTCTGGTTCGTCGTGATTGTCGTCGTTGAACCCGCCGTGGCCGTCAGGAATGAAGCGCCAGCCGTCGAGCCGGTCGAGAATGCACCAGCCGTCCCGCACGCCCCGGCGGCAAAGGTCGCAAGTGCCGGGGATGGGACCGCAATCCAACCGTCTTCGTTCGGGTTGTAGAGCTGCGCATTGGTCGTGGCGGTCACCAGCAACTGCTGCTGGCGATAGTGCCGCGACGAGATAATCAAGTGCGAAGCACCCGTGGCCTGCGGGGCCGGGGTGCAGAACTCCCACCGCTTCAGGTCGAGGATTTTCCGATTGCCATTGGTCGTGGCCATTACGTCACCGCTATGTTTCTACGCAGGCTGTCCGCCTGCAAATGCATGAGGGCAGGAATGTGGTCCTGCATGGCGAAGGTTCCCGCCTGGGACTGGTTGGTCACCGTTGAAACTGTCGTGACGGTTCCAGACGAAATGACTGCGGTTGCGTTGAGGTTGGCCGCTGTCGGGTTTTCAGCCAGCACACGAAGCCTGCCCGCCGTATCCGGCATGGCCATGCCCTGCGTGCGGGTCAAAGACTGCACCGCCATGCGCAGGGCTTCGATGGCCTCCAACAGTTCGCCGCGCTCTTCGGTCGGAAGCGGATTTCCGTTGGACGTTTCGTGCGCAATACCGTCCGCGCCGTGAGTTATCTTGACGCGCTGGTAAAGCACACCGCCGATATCGTCGGCAGCAATGGTGGCACCAGAGCCGGGCGTATAGCCTACGTTATCAGCCATTAGGCGTTCCCGTCTGTAAGCGAGAAGGTGTTGATGGTGAAGGACTGCCCCGCCGTGAACGACGTGCTGCTGACTTCCATGTCCCCGCCGCCACCCGTCGCCGTGACCGTGCCCTGCAAGTGACAGGTGGAGCCTGCGCTGTCGTAAAGACGGAAATGCGCCGCCGTGCCCGTGTTGTTGGCCGACAGGTCTTGCCAGCTTCCCGCCAAGGCTTTCGTGCCGCCCGACGCATTGGCCATCCAGTCACTGGGCAGTGTCAGTTCAGCCAGGATGGTCCCGCTGTCAGCCGTTCCGCAGTTGGCAGGGGCAGCGCCCGTGCGGATGCGGATGATGGCACTGGTCCCCACCGTGGTTTCAATCGCGTCGAGGCGCGCATTGCGCACCGCTGTCGATAGCTGAATGGCCATTAGTTGATTGACCCCGTCACAATTTCCACCCGCTTCTCACCCGTGCGCGGGTCCTTGACCAAACGCTTGGGCGCGGCCATGACCCCGGCCACCTGCGCAATCGCCTGCGCTGCCTGCCCGATGCCGTCCGCCGCTTGGGCCATGACCTGTGCGTTCTGCGCCATGACTTCCGCCGTCTGCGCCTGCACCGCGATAATGGCTTGTGCCGTCTGCTGCTGCGCCGCCACCATGGCTTCCTCGCCCGGTGTCAGGTAGCTGATTTCAGGCCCTTCCATGTCGTCGCCTTCCATGGGTTCTGCCGTGGCACGGGCGCGAATGCTCGACTTCATGCTGGCCTCGCGCATGGTGTTGACGTGGCCCTGCCGGTCGGACACGAACTTGAACTGCGCCAACTGCATGTCACGCTGATGCTTCATGTCTTCGGCCTGCTGCTGGCGGACCATTTGCTGCTGCTGGGCTTCGGCGTCCATGGCCATTTG